AAAATTTCGGATGTAATAGGCTTATCTAAAGAACCTTGCCAGTTAGATAAAGCATTAGAAGTATCAACAGGAGTGGTATAAACTAAATACTGCTCTAAAGTAATACCTGTTTCAATACAACATCGGCTAACCTCAGAAGCAAGGTTAGCCTTAATCTGTTTCATTCGGTTAGCCAAATAAATTAAATCAGGCATTACGTTTCCTTTTTTCAGCTAACCATTTTATATAAACTAAATCCATTTCAGTTAAAAAGTATATTAGCCTTTCTGTTTGAATTTCACTAAAATGGTATGTTTCAGAATATTTAATTTTTACTGTCCAAGGAATTTTATTATTTGAATTTCTATCATCCTGTAATATTAAATAAGCATCAAAATAAAGCATTAAATCGGCATTTAAAATCGGCTTATTTTTAATTCTGTCCGGTATCGGCTGGTGCATTTGCTTTGCTTGTTTAATGATGTTTTGTTCGATACCGGACATATCTAAGTCATACAACAAAACATCAGTTAGTTTTTTGCGTCAGCCTTTAAATTGGAAGCAAGAAAATTATCCATCTTACTAGATTCAAAAGAAAGCTTCTGGAAAAGATCAGGAAGATCATTAAATAACTTAGTCGCATTTTCTTCATTATATTCAATATTAGAGCCAGTAGAATCCTGAATATTTTCCCAACCTTTAAGAATTGCAGTAATAAAAACTATAATATTAAGTCGATTAGCATCACTTTCCGAAATAGTTCCGTCAGCAAGTTCATTTTTGTAAGGACGGAAGGTAGCCTCAAACGTCTTTGCCCACAAAGTATTGTTTCTGCTAGTTCGACCAATTTTAAAAGATGGAATAGTCCCATCATCATTAGCCTTGAACTTAATAGTGATTGCATCATCAACTGTTTTATACTGCTCGTAAATGCTCATTTCATCCTCAAGAAAAACCCAGCCAGACCATTCTAGCCGGGTTTACAGCCAGTATACAGGTTTAGCTAGGCATTGCCACAGTCGGCAGATAAGTAAAGAAGTTGAAAAGAATTGTGCTTCCCAAAGTAGACTGTGCGGCATTCATACTAATTCCAAGATTAACCGGAGAATCCTTAGAAATTGTAAGTTTGCCGTCACTCAAAGAAAGCAGCGGAATATCAACAATGAAACCCATATTCTTATGGGCAGCAATAGAACTAAAGCCAATATCACTATTCGCGCGAATTGCACTAACAGCCGCAACAGTACTAAAGTAAGCAGTTAATGTTCCAGTAACGGTAAAGTCACCAACAGTAGCATCAAAAGCGCCCAAAACTCCAATTGCCTTGCTAGACTTAACATTGTTATTAATAACAATCTTACCATCAGAAGCATAAGCAAAAAGAGCAGCATTATTAATATTCAGTGGATCGTAAATACTAATTTTCTGACGATAAATATCAGACGATGTATTGTAAGCATTTTCATTAACTGCAGCAACTCGCGTTCCGGCCTTGGGTCCAACCGTTCCAGTCTGAGTCTGATAATCCATTGCAACAAAAGTTAAATCAGTATTTAATTTGCCACTATTGGGAATGTTAAGAGTTAACTGATCAGGAACAGCGCCAAGTAAATATTCAGTCTGAACACCATTTCCGTCATTACCAATCTGGCGTTCAAGCTGGAAAGTGCGCCGCTTGATATTGGCATAAGGCTGATTCTTAATAACCTTGCCAAAGAACAACTGAATCAGCTTACCAGTTCCAGCATCAACAACAGGAACGAAAGTTGTATCGTTAAAAACAATTGCGTGAGCAGCGATAGAAGCAATTCGTGCATATCCAGTAGGGCAAGTAGCAAACTTGCTATTAGCGCCATCGCCACCGAGGAAAACCCATTCGCCCACAGAAAGACCAAGGGTAGTCAAATCAGTGGCCACTGTGGCGAACGTGACGCCAGTAGCACTCACTGCGGAAATGCTAGCATCGGCAGACGGGAACTGGAAACCAACAACCTCAATATTCGCGCCAGCAGGTGGAGTAGCTTCATCAGTCTTTGTAGCAGTTTCAACAATAGTGGTAGCAGTTGCCGAAGCAACAATATCCAAACCATTGTTTAAAGCATTTGTAAAACCACTATTCCAAACAATATGATTTGCCTTGAAAGAACCTAAACCACTAGCGGCTGCAAAAGTCTTTGTAGAAGCAACAACGCTAGTAATAGGAATAGCGGCTGCGGATAAAGAAGCAGTATCAGGCTTTTCCAGAGCATCCGCAAAAACAAATCCCATTAAAAGAGTCTGCAAATTGCTTTCCATAAAATCGATATTAAAACCGCCCTTAGCATCAAGGTCTGTAATAACACCTTTCTTAATATATCGATCAGGATTAATAGGTGTTCGATTAGTATTAGTAAAAGAACCGTAAAAATCAGAATAACTGTTAGGCTCCATAGATTGCCAAATAGGAGTTCCAGGCAAAACCTTTAAACTAGTCTCAACTGCAATAGCCAGACTAGTAGTATTAGAATCAACCTTATTAGGTGCTGTCATTTCTAACCTCCAATTTCGTCAAATTCGTAATCTGCGATTACGTTATGGTTTAAACTTCCATCTGTAGGATTTAATTCCTTGATACGCGAATTTCTAAGAATAACATTGGCTGTTGAATGTCTAAAACAATTTTGGACTAGCATATCAACTTTCTGAAGCAAAGGAAGCGATGTATTATCTTTTGGTGCAAAAATTTGAACAAAAATTAAACCAGTTGATGTAAATCGTTTTTGTCCATTACTAGAAACATTTTCAGATAATGTAGACTGTCCACTTGTTACCTGTTGTAGACTAATTCTTGCCCAAAATTTTGAATTATCAATTGTAGTTCCACTATCAATTCCCGGCCATTCAATATGAGCAGAATAACCAAGTAAAGAGTTAATATTTAATAAACTAGCATTAAATAATGCTAGAATTTCGTTGACTGTTTGTTCATATGTGCATGTCATTACTTAAACTCCAATACATACATTAAAGTCTGTTCATTTGGAGCTACTTCATCAATTGCTTTAAGTTTTAATTCCTTTCCATTTCTAATCACCGACATTGTCATATCTGGAGTAACGGTCAAAGAATCCATATATCCGCGAATTACTGTTGAAACTGTCTGTGTTCCACTTAAATACTGCATCAATTCTTTGCCAAATTCACTTGAACCTGTATTATTTGGAGCAAGAAAAACCATATTACAATCAGTTAAAATTGGTGTTCCTGGAATCATAATCCAAGGTTGATTAGGATCGGGAACACTAGCAACAGGCTTTTTAAACTGCACTACCTGACCATACTTTTTAATAAGTCTAGAAACTGTTTTGATCTGTCTATCGTAAGTTCCCATTTTAAACTCGCATTGTTTTAATTGTGTAGCCGGCATTACCGTTTTTGAATAAAGGCTGAAGTAAAGCATCAACTGCCGATAATTCGGGCATAAAATAATCACCTGGATTTACAGCATAGTCAGTCTGAATAGGTCCAATCTTTTCAGATTTGATAGCTGGATCGGTAATTGTGGGCATAATATCAACACCATTTTTTAATTCCATAACTAACTGGCATTGAGCATTAACCAAAATTCCAGGAATTAAACTTGTATAATCAAAACCATCCACAAAAACATTAAATCTTGGAAACTGTAAAGACTGAGTATTTGTTAATTTATTTCCTTGAAAATCATTGCGCTTACTCTCAAGATAGTCAATAGCTTTAATTGCCCATACTTCAATTGTTGAATCAACTGTTCCTAAATCAATTCCACGTAATGAAGCATAGGCTTTTAAAGTAACCAAACTAGCGTAAGAATTTGCGCCAGCGGGCATTGTTCCATCTTCAACAATAAGTGTCATTTAAACACCCGGTTTCCACGCAACCTTAGTAGAATCAACAGTGGTAGGCTCAACAGTTTCAGCTACCTTAGCAGGAGTAACAACATTACCATCTAAATCAATAACTGCAAAATCTTTATAATTATCAGGAATTTTTTCACCGTAAACATAATCACAAAGTTCCGGACGATCATCATCATGCACAAATAAAGCATTGCGAAAAACAGCCTTGCCAACAAGCTTCTTTAAATTATCCTTTTCTTCTTCAGTCGGAACGGAAGAATAAATAAAATAGATAATTTTTGAATTGCGTTCCATTTTAATTTCTCCATTTGCCCACAAAGGGACTAAGCATAGAAAAGATCACCAACAACAGCGTTAATTGCAACTGCGGTAGCATCGGTATCGGCTGCACCTGTAACAATAGAATAGCCAATACCAGTTGTAAAAGCTAGGCCAATATCACCAACTAAAGTAGCTTTTCCATTCGCAGGAATACCAATACTCTGAACGACACCTGAACCAGGAGTGGGAGTAGTCGCAATATTGTGCAATTTTAAATAAACAATTGCTGCTGTTGTATTAATTAAATCCCATCCTAACAAACGTCCAGCACCGGCTTTAACAATTGTTGCATTTGTGGAAGCAGCTGCAACAACATGTTTAATAGTAGCTGCACCAGTTGCGTTAGCTCTAACTTCCTGTCCAAAATCTCCTACTAAAGCAGTTCCGGCAAGTAAACCAACATTCCAAGTTCCACTCTGTTTAGCAGCACCGATACACTCAACACCATTAACTTTTTCAGCATTTATAATAACACTTCCGCTAGTAATAGCAGTAAGTTTAACATGAAACCATGTATAACCAGGAATATTAAAAAGTCTTGTTCTAGTAACTGGACTAGAAGTAACACCTGAAGTTGAAGCTGTAGTAACATCATCAGCAGAACTTACTCCAGTAACCGCAACCCAAGTTCCGTCTGTGCCATTTGTTGAATCGTTGCTACCTTCATAAACAGCATTCGCACCAACAAAAGTTCCAGTCCATTGAATTCTAATTGTATTTTTATCTTCTAATTTTACAGCAAAAATATCCCCAATTGTTGTTAATGTTTTATCCCCTCTCATTTTAATGCTCCTGTTAAAAACCGGAAGCAGAAACTAAATTCCACTTCCGGTTAATATTGCTAGAAAGGTTTACTTGCTAATAACCAGAACACCGGCCATATCCTTATTGGAAGTAGCAACCTTATCCCAATTGGTAGCCAGTGCGAGTGCAGCATCGTTCGGAGCCTTGCCGCCATTGGTCTTATCCCAGGTGAATCCCTTCAAACCAAGCTGGTAAGACCACTCAGCCTGATAAGTGCGCTGAATATTTTCATCCCCATTGAGAGTCTGAATATTATCCGTAAAATCGTTATTCTGATTGACAACAATAGCACCTTCGGTAAGACCAAGTGTATTATACTTGTTAGGCGAACCTGTAGTAACTAGAGCAGGAGCATCGGTAACAATAAAGACACGACCGAAAGGATCAGTAATAACATTAATCGTTCCGTAATTAAACAGAACACCACTATTAGCCAGAGCATTATCGTAGAAACCAGCCATCGCTGTGGAGTGCATAACCCAAGCCTGAATATCACTAGCGCGATCACCAAACAGGAAAGCGCCAGTATTAAGCATTCGCGGATTCATAGTATTTGGAGTAGCAGCACTTCCGTCATAAACAAGTGCAGCCTGGCCAGACAGACCAGCAAAGCAAGTCATGATTGCAGTATTAAGCATATCGGCCATCATGTCCTTGGAAAGCTGAAGCGCCAGGACAGCAGCCGCTTCTTCAGGATTAATCTGGAGCCATTTATACTGGCCAGGATCAAGACGGATAGGCGGGGTGCCAGCCGCAACCTTGACCATGGTTTCATCGAGCATAGCCATAACCTTCTGAGTCTGAGCGCCAGAACCATAAGGATTACGTCGCCGGGCAAGGCCACTAATCTTGCCAAAGAAAGCAGTATCCTTGTAATCGCCCATGTGAGCAGCATTGGCAAGCTGGATGCAGCCGCGACTAGCAGTGTTAAATAAATCAATCTGCTGTCGGGTAATTTCAGTTGTCATACTATAAAGAGTTTCCGAAAAAACAGTAAGATCGGTAAGAGCCATTTTATTCTCCGTCAGCAGGTTTAATATTGTTCTTGTAATAGTCAGTTAATTGTGCAGGAGTCATCTTAGACAAGATAACAGGCTTTCCATCGTTTCCATTGCTTGGAGTGTGGCCACCGGCCGCATTGCTAGGATTCGAGGCACCGCCTGAAGCCCTGCTAACTGTAATGATAGGGGCATATTCTTTGTTTGCAACAATTTCTTTTTGCAAATCTTCCAAAGACATTGCAGACGGTTTGCCAGCTAAATCAAGAATTCGAGTAACTGGCTTTCCGTCAACTAATTCAACACTAATTCGATCGTCCAAAACTCGCTTCATTAAACTTGAAGATTTGGACGAAAGTTTAGCAGCAAGGGGACCAGTAATAGCTTCCTTAGCAGAATGAATTGCACTATTGGAAAGATTATTAATCTGTGCAGTTAATTCACTTTCCCTAGCAGTTAACTTATCCTTCCAAGACTTTTCAAGTGCTTCAATATTGCCATCGCGCTTATTCTTTTCTCCAGTCAAATTATCTAACTGTTCCTGAAGCGTAGAAAGCAACTTCTTAGTTTCCTTGTGGGCATTCGATTCATTATCCTTTGCATTGCGCAAAGCAGTAATTGCATCGTCGTCACCTTCAATCTTTGCAAGATAAGAATCGCCTTTCAGTTCATATTCAGCCTTCAAAACATCAGAAAGCTTTTCGTATTCTTCCTTACTAATCTTGCGCTTCATTGCGTTACTCCCTGGTTAAAATATTGGTTAACTTGCTTGTATATTCATTTAGATTTAAACTTGTTGATTTAGCTAAATCTGTTTGAACTGAATTAGGCTGTTGTAATGTCCATTGACTAATCGAATTTTCTTCTGGTAAATCCGAACCGTTATAAGGAACTTCAGAACAACGGCATTTCCTATGATACGGCACAGAAGGACCAGCGCCATTATAAAAAATCTGATGATCCAAGAAAATACACGATGGACAAGTTGAACTATCCAAAACAGCAATCCACATATAACGATCAAATGCAGTTGATGTATAAGCTGTTTCAATTGTAATCGAAAAATTCTGGATAACTGTTTCAGTTATATTTCTTGCTTCTCTATCAATAGAAATTAAAATTCCATCTTTAAATCCATTTTCACTTGTTCCAATAATATCATTTTCAAGTTCTTTTAATGTTTCATTGTTTGCAATTGCTTTATTAATTTCATTTTGTAATCTTGCGGTGGCTTTTTCAGTAAGACTGTTGATAAAATCTTGTGCGTTTGAACCACTTGCACCCATTAATGCCTGTAAAATTGCTACATGCGTTTTAGAATTATCATTATCTTGTAACCAAGAATAAGGTATTAAACCTGCTTTATAGTCATCAGTTTTATTATCATCAATAATTTTATTACATTCATCGTTATCTGTTACTTCATTATCAGATAAATAACTAGCAATAATTGACTTTTGAAAAGGCATTTCAGCCTTACAAAAGTCTTTCATTTCATCAAATAAATGATTTTGCCAATTCATCAAAATAGCAGCTAAAGCATTTGATAAATCACGTTTTAATTTATTTGATTCTTTCTTATTTAAATCACCCAAACTATCATAATCTTCATTTCTAATTGCTTCTTTCATTGCCTTAATCATTAATGGATTTTGCTTTCGCCATAATGAAATTTGATAATTCTTATACGCGTCAAGATACATTTGATGACGTAAAATAATATCATAAAGTCGGCGATCCATTTATTTGCCCACAGAAGAAACAACAGGCTGTTTATTTGCTGGATTCTTAGCGTCAATTGCAAAGCTGTCTAACGTTTCTTGATCAATTTCATCCTGGCTAGCCTGATCATCAAGCAATTGAACCTTGCCAGCACGTAAATTATTACGATATTCAGTCTTGCTAATTCCGCCTTTTAGCCATTCATTAAGCAATTGAGCACGATTAGCGTCTGTCATTGCGGAAATAGCAAAATTAGTATTTAGCTTAAAAGTAACATCACTAAGTTCTGATTGAACAAACTGTAAACAATGCTCAATCGCAGCTTCAAACGCTTCGGAAGCGTTATTTGTAAGCGAGGATAAAATAGAAGTCTCTGTTACGTTACTAATATTAGATTCTGTGGCAGTCTTTGCCTGTCCCCCTGCACTTGGAGTAACCAGCTTTGCGCCCAGGGCAAGGAACTGGCTTTCCTTGTGCAGCATCGCCTCCATTGGCATTGTGTTAGGTGCAGCCTGGAGCAAGGAAGCCGAACCGTTCAAAGGCAATGGAATGGCACCACGGGAACCTAAACCAATTGTGTGCTTTTCAGCCCATTCTTCAGATAATCCTACAAATACTGGCGTAGGCTGTCCAACCATATAAACTGATTCTTCATAATCA